GCGGCTGATTTTGCTTGTGCCTCTGCTTGAGACGCTGCAGCTTCCGCTGCCGCAGCTTCTTGTGCTGCTTGTTGTGCCGCTGCTTCCGCAGCTGCTTGAGCCGCTGCTTGTACTGCTGCTCTCTGCTCTGCATAATAATTTGTAGTAACCTGTGCAGCATTTGTCATTGCTGTTACTGCTTCATTTACTTTTGTAGTTGCTGTATTTGCAAGGGTGTCTGCAGCCTGAACTGTCGCTGTCGCAGTTTCTGTAAGTTGAGTTAGAGTTGCAACTTCTACTGCTTTTATTTCTGTTTTATCTACCACTACTGCTTCAGCAACTGTTTTTTGTGCTTGCAATGTATTTAGTACTGCGGTGTCTGCTGCAAGTACGGATACTGCTGCATCCTTTTCTTGCACTAAAGTAGTTAGCTCTGCAGTTTCTGTAGCAACTACAGTGGTCTGAGCTTGTATTTGAGAAGTTAATTCTGAATTAGTTACATTTGTCATTGGTTGTACTGCTTGACCAGCAGATTCTCTAACACCAATGCGAGGTCCGTTATACAAATTAGTTGTGTTTCCAGCAACCGTGCCAACGCCTGTCCATTCTCCAGTTGCAGGATTTACAGTCATGGTCCAGTTAACATTTGTAATTGGGCTGGCGGGATTACCAAATAAATGTAAGTCCCAGTCAACAGCAAGTGTTGTTTCTGTAGTTTTTACTGTAATTCCAGCGTTAGGTCCAGCACTTTGAAAGTCAGAACCAAATACTGAAATGCTTGGTCCGTTAGGAAAATCCCACCAATTATAATCTCCAGTGCCAAATGTTATAGTTGCTTTAGATGTTACATAAATTTGACTTGCAGATCCTTGCCCTTCGTATACAGTATTTCCCATTTTAATATCAAATGGCGTTTCAATTTTAGTTGCACCGTCATACATTTCAGGTAAAGTTGTAGTGGTTGTAGTTGGGTTTTCAGGAGCAACTGGTGCCACATATCCAGCAGTTGTATAGGTTTTAGAATCTGAAGGAGTATTTTGAAGAGTAGTTAGCTCTGCAGTTTCTGTAGCAACTACAGTGGTCTGTGCGTTAACTGCAGCTTGAGCCGTTGCTACATTTGTAGTATCTGTTGTTTGGGCATTATTTAAATTTGTTGTTGCTTGTGCAACTACTGCTGTTTGTGCTACAACAGCCGCCTCTGCCGTTGTAGCAACTGATACTGCTGTCTCAGCAGACTGTATAGCCGTTGTAGCTTCTTGAACCTTTACTGTAGCCTCTGCTACTGCAGTAGCAATTGGCTCTTGTGTAGTAGCAATTGTAGCTGCTTGCTCTGTTGTTGTGTTAGGAACATTTGCTTGAATTGTAGTAGTTATAGCAGTTGCTTGTGTTTCTGCTGCTGCCTGCAATGTCTCTGCTGCCGCTTCAACCTTATCTGCAACTGTCTCAACTGTAATAGGAGTGGTTGCTGTAACGGTATCCGAAGAAGGTGTAGCTGGAGTTACTTGAACTGTTGGCTCATCAGCATTTGCTATACTAGGCCCAAAAAGGAAAAGCCAGCCGAATATAAAAAGGCTGGTTAAAGAATACTTTAACTTTCTAGTCAATTAGGATCTCCTAAGTAATGCAATAATTTTGCTTACTTAGATATTATAGCAGAATGTTAGTTTAAATTACTTAACATTATCTGTTTTGTAAAATCCGTTACCCTTAAACTGTATACCAAAAGATCCGTAATGTCTGTGCATCTTTTTCCCACACAAAACACACAGGTAACTTGGTTCAACATCAGTGATTGATCTTTCTTTTGAAACAATATCTTCTGGAGAACACTCACACTTGTATTCGTAGATAGGCATTATTTACCGCTCTTTTTTCTCTTTTCAGCTAAGGCAACAAAATCTTTGACCTTAGTCTCTCCCATGTATCCCCACGCATAACCATCTTCAATCATTTGTTCATTAACAGACTTAGTGTTTCCGTCAAGGTATACCCAGCCTAGAATACGACCATACTTTTCAGAACTGTCTGGTTTTTCTGTTTTTACAACAATGTCCTTGGCATCTTTAAATTTAGACTTAAGATATTCTTTTGACTCTAGTCCTAATGTCTTTTCAAGCTTATCTGTTGTTCTTGATTCTGGCGTATCAATTCCTGCCAGTCTAAGTCTTTGAGAATATGAAATGCTGAATCCAAGATCAATGTCAACATCAATAGTATCTCCGTCCACTATCTTTGTTACTTGCTTAACTCTGTACTCAAACATAATTCTCCTTAAAATTTAAAGAGCAGTTTCGGGACGTGCTCAGGTCCATCCTTCGGGTAGCGACCCGAATAACCTGCGACTCCCCAGTGACGGGGTGCAGATTTATATTATACTATTTATTTTACCTTAATAGTCTTTGGCTTCTTCTCTTCTGGTAGAATGCGTACAATATCAATCTTAAGCATTCCGTCCTTTAGTTCCGCTGCCTTTACTTCCATATATTCACCAAGGGCCCACTCACGAGTAAATTTACGGGCAGCAATTCCACGGTGGATAAACTTCGAATCGTTATCCTCTGTGCTTAGTTCTCCCTTTACAGTAAGCTTGCCGTCTGCTGTTGATACATCAATATCTGTTTTACCAAATCCAGCGACTGCTAATTCGACAACAAAGTTGTCTTCGTCTACCTTGATTACGTTATATGGTGGATAGTTAGTTGCACTTGATACTGTTTGAACGTGGTTCCATGTATCTAAAGCTCTATCGAATCCAATAAAAAATGGGTCCTTAAAAAGGTCCCATGCGAAATGTGTTGTTACCATTTTATTCCTCCTTCAAGCGAATAAGTTAATTTGTATAGGCCCCTTACGGCGACCTAAATATATTATATCAAAAAATTAATTACCCTGCAATTAGTCGTTTGGAATATCCCTATTAATGTCCATCTCCACAAGACCCTTTTGCTTTGCTATTCTTTTACCTTCTTCAGTAAGGTGAAGCGTGGCCTCTAGATTTTCATCATACTCTACTTCAACCAATCCCTGCTCGTATAATTCCATAAGGGATCTATCTACGTATTGTATATGAGACTGCCATAATTCTGGAGCAATATCTTTTGCAAGTTCGGTTATGCTGTATATCATCTCTCCGTTTTCATCCATACCTTCAAGACTGACTGCTCCTATCTCTAAATAATAGGCTAGCTTCTCGTCGCTTTCATCTGGTTCTTGCATGATTCTCCTTTGTGCAACAGGTAGGACTTGAACCTACGAATAACCGAATTATGAGTTCGGGGCCTTAACCAACTTGGCTACTGTTGCCAAGTGTCTATTGTAACGTGCCGTCTTCATTTTTGTCAATGGTTGTCTCTACTATTTGCTGCACATATTCAGAAAAATGTTTTCTAATATTTCCAGCTGGCCTAGAACCCAAAGATTTCCATAATCTTTTATACTCTATTACATTTGCAAAGCTTGTGGGACATAGCATATCTGATAAGTTTTGTGGCATCCTTGGAGGCCTTATCATGTTTGTAGATATTGTATCTTCTTCTTCTCTATCCCACTTTAAAGAATCATAAGTGTGTATATCTATTGTTTCGTTGTTTTGTGGCCTACTTCTGCTTATAGCATTATAAACAGAACCACAAACAGCATCCGCCAAGTCTTTTGATCCTTTTCGTGGGTGATCAACTCTATCTCTCATAATTTTTAACTGAAGTAATTCGTCTACCAAAAGCTTGATGGCTGGACCACTAAGTCTATCTTCTGCTACAACCATAGCCATATCATCGTAATGTTTTTTAGCTACGGATAAAGTTTCTGTGTTAATTCCATACTGCTTTAATTGCTGCATCATGTCGTGTGAGTTCCATCGGTCAAAGGTACAGACTCGTATTTTAAATCCTTTAGTTCTAAGAGACAGAATATAATCCTTAACTTCAGTAAAGTCTACGGACTTGTCTGGAGTAGGTGTCCAATATCTGACCGCATCAATTTCTACAATTGGTGCTGGCTGAGAGTACGTGTCAGTTACTTTTACGTTAACCCACTTTTGAACGTGTGCCATAGCAACTGCACAATGGTCATGCTTTTGTGCAAGGTCTACGTGCAAGAAATACTCTTTGTCTGGATCTGGTGCAAACCAATCTTCAAATCTTCCAAAGTTATCTACGGCTAAAGCCATATTACTAAAAGCTTTTTCAATCTTCTCCCTTGATTTAAAGAAGGCATCAATTGCTTCGGATGGCATACATGCAAATCTTCCTAGGGCATCAGGGGCATTTTTATAAAATGCTACCTTAAAATCATCTATGCTTCTTGTCGGATTGATTTCCCACGTAGGCCTTCTTAGTGCGTACATCCTTGGATACTTGTATGAAATGATGTGATCTTCTTCCCATTCAATATCAAACTCGTTGCCTTCTGTTCCGTCTGGAAGATTATCATCTAGTTTAAAATGATGCGTTCTAGTAATAACTTCTTTTTCTGCAACCACATCGTCGTAGCGTTGCTGGATATAATCATTCTTATATCTTGGAAAAGAAAGCAGGATTACCTTGCCATAGTCTGGAAAACGTGAATCAACTGATGCACGGTACATCTCATAGATAAGGCTTCCCGTTTTTGCCTGCTCGTGGCCAGTTGTATTTTCCACGCTAAAACCAGAAATTTCGTCTAGGATAACAACAATAACGTTATAACCTTCCCAGGCTTCACGCTCTGAGTGTCCTGAGTGAACTGTAATATTTTTATTAAATTTAATTTCAGAAGCTTTTTCTGTATACTTTCCAACAAACCACTGACACTTATCTATGCGTGTTCTAAAGCCTTTAAAGAATACGTTGTTGGCTTGCTGTGCGTTAATAGCAATGTTAATAATATCAATAGAGTCACCAGGAGGCTTTCCGTAGTAGGATGCTGGATCCTTAAGGCATAATAGTAAATATACTATATAGGCT